GCTGAGCATCGGCTTCGGCTTTTCGAGAGCGGCGCGGATGGCGCGAAGCTCGGTGAGGAGTTCGGTGTGTTGTTCGGTGGTCATAAAATTAGATCGTGCCTTTCATGGCGGCGAGTGCGTGCCGAGCGCGGCTCTGCGCCCATGCTTGAAAGCTATCGCTCATGTCGCCCCATGTGTGAGGCTTGGCGTTGGCGATGTTTGCAAGCTCAGCCTCGGCTTTCTCGGCGCGGGCGGCAAGGGTTCGCAGACGAGCGATAAATTCGCTGTCGTGCCACTCGTAATGCGGAAATAATCTACCGCATTGCAAACGGAGTCCGGCGGGGGTGCTCACACACTCGCGCAACCGCTCCACCTCGGCGCGGAGGCGGCGGCGGTCCGCATCGGCACCAAAGCGCAGGCGTTCGGTTTCGGCGAGTTCTCGTTCAAGGGTGCGGGCGAAGTCAATCTCAACGCCATGCAAGTCGCACAGTAAGACAATCGCGGCGTCGGTGCGCGGGGTGGGTTGATCGGGTGGGTTCATTTGGAAAGCGTTTTGACGCGCACGCCGTAGCTCTTGGTTGCCGCCTTGAGGTGGCCGCGTGGTCCGCCGTTGTGCACGCGAGCCAACGTCTCGACGTCGCCCGCCTTCCACGCTGCCGGAGCGTAGCGCTTCAAGTATGCGGTGGCGACGCGCTTGCTGTAATCCAGCTCGGCCACTCGCGAGTAGTCGCCCGCCACTCGGCTGTCCGTGTGGTAGCCGCGATGAATCTGCAGCGGTCCAAGCGCCTTGCCGTTGTCGCCGAGGATTGGCCCGGTGCGGCCCGAGGTCTCGACTACGTGCAGAGCGCGGAAGAATGAAGCGGGTGGCGCGGCGTGCGCGGTTGCGCAGAGCGCGAGGAGGAGGAGCGTGCGTTTCATGGCGTGGCCTCCACAAGGTAAAGGCGAAATTCGCCGCCTTGACCGTCGTCACCCCAGACATCCTCGCGACGTGCTCCCGCCTCGTTGCGGTCAATAGGAGTGCTCAGATGGCTCTCGCTGCGCATAGAGACCCACCACAAAGCGGTCTCAATCTTCACGCCGTCGGCTAAACTGACTGTCACAATCTCTTCGTGAATATGGCTGCGCGTGATCGCGTCTCCGATGTCTTGGCTGTCTCTGGCAATAAATTTAGTGCTCATGCGCGTGTAAGTTTAGCCGCGTTGCGCTTCGCTTGGGCGACTTGGCGCTTCGTGCAGCCCGCGCCGATTGATTCGGCGAGAGCGATGGCTCGGTCGGCGCGCTGTTGGTCTGGCGCGGTCAGCGCGAGGACCAGAGCGTGGGTTAGAGCTTGGGTGGTGCTCATGCGCGGAAGATCGGAGCCATCGAGTATTTGCCGAGCGCAAAAACGTATTCGCCTTGGTCGTCGGTCATTACCTTTTTGCGGCTCACGTTACCCTGCGCTTTAAGGGTGACGAAGGAGCCTTTGCGCTCGATCACTTCCACCGAAAAGATGCAATCGTAATCGCAAACGCTGCGAGCCTTGAGGGTTTGTCCTGCTTGAATCGTGTTGGTCATTTTTGATTTTGTCGTCCGGTTAATTTCTCCGATGCGAAAACTCTACACATCCGCCCCGCGATGTGAAGAAAAATGTGCGCGAAGTATCGCACGCAATCCGTGCGCGTTGATAATCAACGACTTACGTCTGAACAAAAAACAGACTCAGCGCGGAATCACTGCACGAAATGAATCGTGAAGCGCCGCCCGCCGTCGCTGATGTTGGAGCCGTCGATGGTCTCAACTTTGAACACGGTGGCGTTGGTCGTGTTGCCCGCTGCTGGGTAATCGTGCGCGATCAGTAAGTTGTTCGCCGGGTCCACGCACTGCGCGAGAACGTAGTCCTGCACCGTGCCGAGGGAGTGCGTGAACGTGAAAGTTGTGCTCGCTGCGCCGACGGATGTGAAGATCTCAACGTGCGAGAAACGATTTATGCCGAGATTTGCGCGAGCGGCGGACGGACTGGCGACGTCCGAGAGGTTCGACGCTTTCTGCGCTGCGCCGGTGATGCGGGTGTCGTTGCCCTCGGCGACGGATTCGGCGGCAGTTCCGAAAACAAGACCCAGCGACGCAAAGCCGTTTGCGTTTCCGAAATAAGTCCACGCGCTCGCTACTCCGCTGCGATTTACTGAGCGCACGCGCACGTGTCCCGCTTGGAGTAGCGCGTTGTAAAAGGTAAATCGCGCTTCAAAAATTTCACCGTAGCCCCAAGTGTAATCAACCGCAGCGTCGGAGTTGGTGAGCGTCGCCTTGACCTCGTAGTAAGCAAAATCTTGCTCTGTATTTTCCTGCCACTGGGCGAGCGAACCGAACGCAAAGACCGCTCCAACTTTGCGCGGCTCCACGTTTGGAGACAACGCCGGCGAAAGCGCAATCGGCGCCGCCGGCCCAGTCGTCTTGCTCGGCGCAAGTTGCGTCGGCCCAGTCACCACGGCGCTTCCGATCCCGAACGCGGAGAACGCTTGCACCGCGATCTCGTAGCTGACGGCCGGCGTGAGGTCGTCAATCGATGACGTGCCGCCGCCTGTGCTGCGCTGATCTGCGACGATGAAACCGGTCTGGCCGCTCTTGCGATAGAGCACGTTCATCACGGCCGTGCGGGTCGTGAACGCTGGCACGCTGACGACGATCTGAGCGAACACCGTGCCGTCGCTCGAAAGGTAGGTCGTAGTCGAGGCGACCGTCGGCGCAGCCGGATCAACTGGCGGCGTGGGGTCCACCTGAGTGGCGACGACTGCGACTGCCGTGGCGCTCGCCGTGGCGCTCTTCGCGCTCTGATTTTCCTGCCGATCATAGGCGGTGACCCAATAGAAATACTGCTGATTAAGCGTCAGGCTGACATCGACAAATCGGCTTGCCCTCGTCTGTGCAATCTCAGCCGCTGCGCCCGGATCGTTGGACGTGTTGCGGTAAACACCGTATTCGCCGAGGTCGAGTTCGGTGTTGTCCGCCCAGTCGAGCGAGATGATTTGGCCGGTGCCTGCGATTGCAGTCAAAGCGGTTGGAACTGCTGGTGGAGTCGTGTCCGGTGCGACGGTGATAGATCCGGCGGTGTAGGTCGTGGAAATCCCAAAGTAGCTCTCGCCGTAAATCCGCACGTTGTAGTTCGTGCCGATCTTCACGTCGGAGGAAATGTAGTCCTCGGTCTGCGCGCCCTCGACCGTGTTCCATGTGAGGTAGGTCGTGCTTGTGCTTGGCTTGTATTCGATGACGACCGAGCCGCCGCTCTGGATGAACTCCGCAGCCGGTGGCGTCCAGCCGACACGGATCCGCGGTAGGATCGTGCCGTCGGCCTGCACGAGTTGCGTCGTGCCGTCGGCCGTCAGCGAAAGGTTTGTCGGAGCGCCGAGTGTGAACGGATCTGGCAACGTGGTGTTGGGCGAGTCTGGCACGGCGATTTGATCGCCGACGGCCCACGAGTAAACCGACGACGCGGTCTCCCGCAGAGTCATGTCGATGAACACCTGAGGCGGCGTCCCGTCGCTGGCGAAATTCCACTCCATCACTTCGAAGACCTTGGACGACCAGCCGAGTTTTTCGTTGGTAATCATGACCGTGTCACCGGCCCTGACCTGCATCGCCTCAAGGCGGAAGCGTGCCGAGAACGTGATTTCCTCGCGAGCGCGGCGCAGTTCGAGCACGGCGAGCCGTTGAGCGCAGCTAGGCGAGGTGGTGAACGGGAGCACGACGTCGCGGAAGAAGACGTTGTTATTGTCCGCCGTGACGTAGGTGGCCGAGCTGATCGTCGGGAAGTCCGTCACCTGCCAGTTGTTCGTCTCGCTGACATAGACGCCCTTCACCGAGTTGACGCGGTCGCGTGCACTCGTCCGCGTCTGCACGTTGAGCGGCCCGACGAAATGCTTCTCGGTGAGCGTAACGGTCGGAATCCGGTAGGCTGACGCATACGGCACGATCCGGCCGCCCGTGTAGGCGATCAGTCCGCCCATTGCCGAGAGCAGCTTGCCGATGTTCTCGTCAGGCGATGCGCTCGTCACAATCACGCCGTTGGCCTCGTAGCGGTTTTCGTAAACAGTCGGCGAGAGCGGAAGGATTTGAACCTGTTCCTCGCAGATTGTGGCAGCGACGCCGAACGCGGTATCGTCAACCTCGGCGGCGGTCATACCCATGCCCAGCGCCGTATCAGTCAGGTAGTCGCGAAGGCAGAGCGCGGCGTTGGCGGAATAGGCGGTTGTCGCCGTGCGCGGATCGAGCACCTTCTTGCCGCGAATGACGGCGCTGATGTTCGGAATACCGCTAGGGAATTTCTCGGCGTCCCACGTCAGACGAACGTAGAGGTAGGCGATGCCGCGCAGGCGATGGTTCTCAGTCCATTTTCCATCGGTCAGGCTCGCGGTGTCGTCTTCCAAGTCTTCATCGACCGTCTGATAAGTCTCGCCGAGATGCTTGTTCACGCGCGCCACGCCGTTGTAAAAACCTTGAGGCACGTTGCTTATTAGCGGCACCAACTCGTCGTTAAAATAAACCTCGTCAATCGCTTCGACCTCGTGGCCGGCGAGCGTAAGGACGATGTGCAGGAACTGATTTTTGTCTCCCGTCGTGCTGAGATAAACAATGGTCCCGCTGACTCGACTTTTTCCGTAAACGATCGTCCGCGCCGAGATTGGCGACCGAACCATTTGCGACCGGTCCGAGAGCGACGAGTCGGCGAAGCTCGGCATCTTTGGCGCGAGCAGTTTCGACGCGGCCATTGAACCGCCGATGACCGCAGTGAAAGCCACGATGTATCCGATTG